TCGGGAGAAAAAATTAAAACTAGCTAAGATTAAAGGTCTAGATGTTGATTTATCTGTTACTTCTCGGAAGAATACCTATGATTTACGTACTGAAGATGGTAGTAAACTCAAAACTTCAAAGGAAAGGAAAGCTGATCTTAATGAAGAGTATAATCGTTTACTAAAGCAAATAAATAACTAAGGACGTTAAATGGCAAGTGATACTTCTAAATTAGAAGAAGTCAAGAGCTACTTAGATACCTATAATTTAGCAATAAAAAATGGTAATCCAGATCTTGCTACTAAGGTTCTAGATGTTTGGGATAAGCAGAAAGCTCTAAATAAAGAGATAGAGGCTGAGAAGGGGTATTTTGAACAGCCTGCTAGCGAAATTGCTAGTGATGTAGGAAGAGTAGCAGCACAACCTCTTTTAGAGGTAGCTGCTCTTACAAATATGATTCTAGGGCTTCCTCAGTTTGTTACTAAATCTATTATGACTATGGGAGGTACTATAGGAGAATATGAAAGAGGTAATAGAGACTCCTATAAAAAAGTAGCTAAAGAAAGATTCTTAGATCAGGTTAAGATTATGAATTCTTATACTGATACTGGTAAGAAAGTACCTTCATCTATGATAGATTTGGCAGAATTCTTTCTGTCTCAAACAAAAGGCAAGACTCTTAAGCAAGCAGCCACTCGTGCTCATTCTCAAGCAGAAAAAGATGCCTCATGGTTCCATCCAGATAAATATGCAGAAATGGCTTATAATTCTTATAAAGAATATACAGGTCATGACTACTCATATAATCAATTCAAAAAAGATATATTAAATGTTGATAAAGTACACGGTGAAACTGCTGTAGGTCTTGCTATGGAAAAACTGACTAACGGACTAACTAAGATTGCAGAATCAGGAGATAGAGCAGGACTACCAAAAGAATTAGGAATGTCTATTTTAGAACTTGGTACATTGTACGCTTTTCCAAAAGCTGTTCGTGCTACTAAGGTTATAGCAGATGTTACAGGAACAACTAATCTCACTAAGAGAGTAGTTGGGCTCTCTGATGCAGCTAAAGATCAGAGAATACTAAAAAATCTTAAAGATAAGGATACTAAATCCTTTAATTCAGGGGTTGTTATATCTAAAAAAGGAGGACCAGAACTTTTTCAAGTTGAATTAAATGCTACACAAAAGGCATATAAAGCAGCACAATATGAGAGAGAACTAGGTCTTACTGGTTATCATCCAATTACAAAATCTAGAACTCGTTCTGGAGAGCTAGATTATTCTAGTCCAGCTGAATTTTATAAATCCTATATTGCAACAATAAAGGCAAGTAAAAAGGAATTAGTAGGTATTAAAGTAGGTGAGGCTTCTGATATATCAATTCCTATTATAGAGAATATACTTAAGTATCAAAAAATAACAGATCTAGTTATGGGTAAAAAGCTTGTTACTGCTGTTCATAATACTTTTAGATTAGATAGAGGAGAACAAGGTCTTAAAAAAAGTTTGGATAGGTTTGATAGATATGAAGCAGGAGAAAAAATTAAGTTTGATGCTTTAGAGGCTAAGTTATATAGAGAAGCTTGGGCTCCTATGAAGAAGACTCATAGAAATCTTACAGTACTCTTAGAGAGATTAGAAAAACTAGATCCAGGTAGGATAGTGCTTGATCCTAAGAAAGCAGGATATTTTCAATCTCGTATGTATATGCAGAAAGCAAATACTTGGTTGGAAGGAATAAAAGAGAATCTTACTGGTAGAGGATATTTTAAGAATAATGAAGCAGTTAATCCAGATGCTAGAGTTTTTGTACATGCAGCGACAGAAGCACAGAACCTTGTAAGAATACAAAGAATGGTTCCTGATGATCTTATAAATTATATTGAGTTATGGAGAGAGCAGAGTGATCTTACATCAGATAGATTTGATATTAATAAAGTTGGAAAATTTACAAGACTAAGTGAAGTTCCTCTATGGACCTATCCTTATGAGGTTATAGCTAGTAAAAAAATACCAGGTCAGAAATATCCAGATGAGTTAAAAATATTTGACTATTCAAAAAGAAGACCTAAAGTAGATAAACAAGGTAATCAACTATGGGGTTCTAGAGATGCTAATAAAGAGTTTAATCATTCTATGCATCTTGCTTATGAACTTAATGTCTTTTCTAATAAAGGAGAGATGATTAATTATATGAATCTTCATCGAGGAAAACTTGATGGAGAAGTCCACCCTATCCTTAGGACTAAACCTATAGAGGCTGTTATTAAGAGGATAGAATGGTATGAGAAACTATTAAAAGAGTATCATGAACTGAATGGTGGAAAAATAGAATCTAAAAAAAGCGGTATTTATAGAGTTAAACTACAGGATGCTCTTTTAAGAGAACAAGCAAGACTTGAAAGACATGATACATATTACAAGGGGACAAATAAAAAAGGTCTAGCTAATGAACGTGTATTTAAAAAGAAGATGGATGAAATAGTAAAATTAGTAGAAGGTAGAATTAAACATGAATCAATTAGAGATATAGGTCCTCGTACAAAGAATGCTGATTTCATTAAAGAATTTGGAGATATCTCTGAGGTTCCAGGTAAAAAAGGAGTATGGGTTGTAACTAGATATATTAAAGATAAACAAGGAAAACTCCTAAAAGTAATAGATAGGGAGTTAACTAGAGCTCTTAAAATAGATCCTAAAACAAAAAAACCTTTCATAGAAGAGCCTTATGGTGGTAAACAACCAGTAGTTCCTGGAGAATCTCTCAATACAGCATCAAGTACTATGTTAAATCTTAAATCACAAAGAACACAAATACAACATGCTACTCGAAAAGAAGCTAAGGAATGGGATAGAAATGCTGATGGAACAGCTAAAGATCAAATAACAGACCCCTTCGTAGTTCTATCTCTTAAAATTGCTGACTTAGGACAAGCATTAAGAGATGCTTACTTTGAAAAACATTTTAAAGATAGTCCATGGGCTAAAGAAGCTATGAAAGAAAGGACAATCAAACGAGATGTTCATGGTAGACCTTTGATTAAAGGTATGGATTGGAGGCACTCAGAAGAAGCTCTAAAAAAAGGAGATCCTTATAGTAATCAATCATATGAAGTCCCTGTAGACTTAGTAGAACCTAATGTAAATTTTAAACAACAAGGTATGCCTAAATTAGAAGGACTAAGAATAGAAAGAAGGGTTGCTGAAACCCTAGAGGATGTCTTAAAGAGAAGAGATGATAGTATAATAACATCTCTATCTAATGCAATGATTAGAAATATGTTACTTAATCCTTTACCTCATATTCATAACGAGATAATTCACTTGGTAAGTACTGCAGGATTACATCAATTTATTAAGAAGGATGGTATAAAAGAACTAAAAGGTTTCTTAGATTTAGCTTGGGAAGATGTATTAACACAGAGTCCCATGTATATAAAGGTAAGACAACAAAAAGGTCCTTTGATGTCTAGTAATATTGTTACAGAACAATTTTTTAAACCTTTCCTAAAAAAACAACAAGACATTCTTTTTGATAAAAATAGTCCTCTTATTAAAGAGATTGCTAAAGCAACTGGTAGGACTATGGCAGATACATATGGAAAAATAGCTGATAATGTTTCTAGAAAAGGTATGTGGATGGCTAGAGATATTATGTATATAGCATTAGTAAGAATGAAAATGAAAAAGCATAATCTTAAAATATCAGATGCTATTAGATTAGTAGATGCTCATATGCCTACATATAGATTGCCTCCTAGAGTAGGAGAAAAAGTACTTGGTGCTACTATGAGTAGAATCCTATCTAAAGGATTACAAGATCCTAGGTTAGCTATTTTTTCTAGATATAAACATGGAATGGTTAAATCAGGTTTAAATACTATTAGAGATATTTCTGCAGGATTTGATGGTATGTTAAGAAAATTAGGAAGACCTGGAGAAGCTGTTGCTAATTTCTTTGATTATTCCGCAGTTAGTCTAGGAAGAACTAAGAGACAACAACTAACAGATGGCTTAGATTCTGCTGCTGCTCTAGTAATTGTATATGGAGGTATATATGCAATGATAAATGCTATGCTATCAGAAATGCTAGGAAGTGGTAAAGAAGCTCATGTTAGAAAAGGAGGAATCTTACATCTAATAGATACTATACAAGCTGTAGGTTCAGGTAGGAAAGGTCCCTATGCATTATATGCTAATCTTTTTACACTAAATCCTGTTTTAATGATGGCTGCAGAATTAGGAATGAATACTACGTTTTATAATGGTAGAAATATATATGATTTTAGAGATCCTATGGGTAAAGTAGTAAGTGATATCTTATCTAATTTAGCAAATAGAATTCCACAAGTTTCTCAAGCAAATATTACTACTGATGATACTGGAAATTTTGATGGAGAGAAATGGTTGTATCGACAATTAGATGTCCATATAAAATCTCATAAACAAGTGATGGCTGCAATTGCAAATCAGAAGAGAAAAGATTCAGCAGCTAGGAATAGGCTTAGAGAGGAAATAAGAGAGGATTCTAGATAATTTAACCTCCATAATCGCTCTCTAACACACGATCTTTATTGACTTGGTACTTAGGTATAAGAAAATAAGGATAGTTTAAGGAGAGCTCTTATAGATATCTTGATAAAGAAATAGCCGTTTTCTCCCTTATTTTAACTATACCATGCAAATTGAATTCTTAAAAGACCAAAGTCTAGTAAAAAGTATCCAATTTTATGATCTTCAATAAATCCTTCAGTAACTTCAAACCCAAAACTTAGTCCATATATTAATTGTAGAGTAACACTCATATCTCACATGATCCTCCTGTACAAGCTAATGTTTGAGCAGAGGTTGTATTATCTTCTTCTTCTATAAAATCTTCCCAAGCAATAGTTTTAAGAGTAGATTTATATAATCTATCATAAGCTTCCTTATTTAGATCTTCATAAGGAGCTTGTTGATATGAATGATCTGAATGAGGTAGGAAAGATACTCCACTAAGCTCATCAAAATGTTTCCATACCCAAGCACCTACTTCTACCCACTCCTCATTCTTAACACTTATCGTAACAGATGGTTTATGTTCACACCAATGTCTTTGGTATATTAACCAATTTTCTAATTGTTCTATTGCTGTTTTATCTGTACGAGTAATTGCTCCTTTGGGTGCTCTCATAGGAAAACTAAAGACAGCTGTTGATTCAGGTCTATGTACTTCATCTTCCACAGGAACACCCTTCTCTTTTAGAAATGTATAGATAGGATCTTTCTTATCCATACGAATACGTCTTAAGTAATACTTAGCATGGCGAGCATGTATGCCGCTAGCACTATCAACGAGCTGAGAAACAGTCCCACTAGGTTTAACACAAGTAATACTTGTAGATCGTGGGATGTCAAGTCTTTCTGCAATTCTACTGTTGGTTCTTCTAGCATAATCTCTTAACCTCTCTAACATTTTAGGATCTGGATTACTAGTTATTTTAGCATCCATGATACCTGTTAAACTAACTCCTAGTAATCTCTCTTCTGCTGTATTTTGTTTCCATTCTGCAGATAAGAATTTAAAAGTTGTTAGTGTGGATTGAATTGTACCAAGAATTGTTGCGAGTCTAATTTTCTTAGTGAGGGTAGCTTCGGTATCTCCCTCCCGTACAACCACTTCTGTAAGGTTGCAGAACTGTTTATCACGGAGGATAATTTCCGAGCAGGGGTTGGTCCCATAGTTGAGATTTGGATCTCGTCTTCCCCACCTAGCTGCTTGATTTTGAGCAGCAACACGATTAAATATTCCTCGTTCACCTGATTTAGATTTAACCAAAGATAACCATTCTTCCATGAAAACTTCACTATCGGGCTGCTCGGTGTAAGCAACGCTGTTGTTCGCAAGACCTCTATGTGCATTGCTTTCATACCATGCTCCCATTTTAGCTTCACGCATACGTCTATCCGTGAGGTTACTTAAAGATATAAGTGCTGAACGTCTTACACCACCTACTACTACTATCTCTCCTATCATACACATAATATCATGTACTTCTAAAGAGTTTAATTTACGACCTTTAGATACTTGAAATGTTTCAGTAACAAAATCAAATAATCTTTTTAAAGGATCAGGTCCACTAGCTCTACCACCAAAGGTCTTAAGCCTAGCTCCTGCAGGTCTTACTCTACTATAGTCTACTGTAGGTATATCACCTTCCCATAAAGAAGATAAGAGTTTCTTAAAGGCTTTAGCCCAACCTAGTTTACTATCCTCTACTACAATAACATCATCACATTTTAATAATTCAGTAGGTATTTCTGGTAGATGTGTTATTTCTTGTCTTTCACAAGAGAAGCCTACTCCTGTACCATTCATTAAAATATAAAGAGTTTCACTAAAGGATCTTTTATTGTTTACTGCTAAGTAAGCACAGTTGTAAGAAGATATATTATCTCTATCACAAGCTTCTCCTGCAGTCATTAGTAATCTCATACTAGGCATGACTTCAAGATTATATATAGCTTCACCTATCTCTTTAATTTCTTTCTTAAGTTCTGGTGTTTTCTTTTCTAGATATGTTACTAGTCTATCTACAGTTTCTTTCCATGTTTCTCTTCGTTTCTTCTCTGGTAAGAATCTTGCATAGCGAGAAGACGCTATTACCTCTTGGTATATATCCATTATTTTCCTTAATTTAAATCTTGGTTAAATAGATCCATAGTAGGATCTTCTAAATCCTCAGCTAGTGTCTCTATTTTATCTTCTATTTTATCTTGAAAATGGTTGACAATCTCCTCAGAAGAGATTTCTAAAGTCTCTAATAGAGTTATTTCGTCTAATTTTTGTAGTTCTTCACAAACTTCTTGAAATGTAAGTGACATTATGACCGACCTTTATTGTATAGTGAAAGATATTCTGGATCTTCCTTAGTTAATTCCTTAAGAAGTTCAATATAATGAATTGCTTTATCTAAATCTTGTAATCCATTTTTATTTCTCCATCTTAATATATATTTAATAATATTTCCCTCTATAAAAGGGAGTTTATTTTTAAATATGAATTCAATAGGTTCTATTGAATACTTTTGATAATGCTTTCCACCTATTTGTTTATCCTTCATATTAATAGTATACCCTATTCTAATTAAAAAGTCAAGTATTATTTATACTGACTTTGTAAATACTTCATAGAGACTGCCATCTCATCAAAAGAACCATTCTGTACATCATGTAACATATAGATGCCTCTCCAATGTTGGTTAGTCTGATGACTTAAATAGTCTTCATTATGTAAGTAGGCACTACCTGCAATAATAGCAGTCATCTCTTGACCATCTGCTCTACGACTGTATGCTATCTGTCTACCTTGTAGGTGTCCAGCAAAGCAACTCATATGCTTCTTAGTTAAAAGAGCTCTTGCAGACGTAACAGGTCTACCCATGATACCACTAGCAAAGAAATGAGAATAGGCTACGCCATCAATACTAATAACATCTAAGAACGGATAGACTGTCCAACCACTTTCTTCGTATCCTAGATCACTAAGTTGAACAAGCCCATCAAGTTTCCTATCATACTCTACAGCCCTTGTAATCCTATCTTCATGGTTCCCTAGAGTTAGTATCATCTTAGGTTTCCATATCTTTTTCTTAGCCTTAGCTTGACTACGTTGTAACTTTCTTATAGGCTCTAGGAGGGCTTCCATGCCCTTCCTAGCAGCTCTTATATCAGCTTTGTAGGTCCTACCCTCAAAACTCTTTTTACCTGTATCATAGGACGAGAGACTAGGCATGTCTGCGAAGTCTCCTATCTGTACAATTACGTCAGGTTGCTTCTCTGCCGCATATTGTCCTATCCACCTAAGATACTCTAGAGATATCCCAGGCTTCACCTGGGTATCTGGTATTACTAAGTGTTTAGTAGTTTTCATTAGTGTTTTGTCTCCAAAGGTAAGTCTACTTCTTGATATAGTTCATCAGCAGTAGTCTTAATAATACCCTCTCTCATTAATGTTTTAATAGCAAAGGATAATAGAAATTGTGTCTCTGGTTTATCACAAGAGAAGTCAAAGTTTACACTACCATCCTTACGTTCTGTTAAGTTTTTTATAATCATTTATCCAATCCTTTCTAAAGTCTAGCCACAGGAAGCCTTCTTTCTCTGCCCATTGCCAGTATGTTGTTTTACTACGTTTAGTTATCTTATTATCTGGATTCATAAATAAGAAAATAATAGTAAGCTTAGGATTACAATGTTTAAACCAGACCATTTTTTGTCTTGTGGCTAAATCAAGTTTTCCTTTTGCTTCTATGTATACGTTCTTTGACATCTTGAAGTCAGGATTGTATTTCCTGATCTTCTCTGGTTGTATATAAGTATATATACTAGGTTCATACTTAACTGATGGAAAATTCTTCTTCAAAAGTTTCCATGCTTTTACCTCCAGTTTGCTTTTGAAATTTATCAAATCTATCCTTCCAATTATCCTCTAAGAACCTCTTCATCCATAGACAAGAGGCATTTTTAATAAATCTATCATCATCATTATATAAATCTTGGACAATAATAAACATTTCTTCAGGAGTCTCACAGTTAGATAATAGATTCTTAGACTTCTTATCTCCGAGACCTTTGATACCGATAATATTATCTGCAGTATCCCCTTTAATACATTGTTCAAAGAACAGACGAAGACCTCCTAGTTCTGTTTGATCCAGAAATCTATCAGGTCTTGTCCAATTCTTACCACTAATCTCCCATGAGAAATGCTTTCCAGGTACTTGTAATAAATCTTTATCAAGACTTACTATTATAGTATCTTTTGTTTGATTTATAGATAACTCATCATCAGCTTCTAAACCTTCTTGAGATAACTCAGCTCCCATATTTTCTATTGAATAGTCTTGTAGGGCTTTTAGATGCTTAGGTCTAGGAGACTTCCTATTAGCTTTGTAAGATGGTAATATATCTTTACGAAAGTTAGTAGGACTAGAGATAAAAGCACGATATTTTGTTGCTTGTGTTTTTTCTAGTATCCTATCAATTAACTGATGAGCTCTATAAATAGCAATGTTTAAGTCATCTTTCTCTGCACTTGCTGCACTCCTAAAGACGACTAAATCATGGTCAATTAATGCTTCCATCTTCTTATCCTTCTAGAGGTGGATAAACCACATCTGTTAATGGAGGTAAGATTTCAGGTAATCCATCATCATAGAATGTAATTTCAGGTAAAGATACATTTTCTAATGGTGGTAAAGGTTGATCAGCTACAAACATAATTTCAGGTAGATTAGGAGCAGTAACTACTATATTCTCCTGATATGAAGGAATATTTTCAAGTCCTATAGTTTGGTAAGTAACCTTATTAGCCTGGTGATGAGCAAAGGTCCATAGTAAGAAGCCTCCTAAAAATACAAAAGCTCCTACTTTAGTCCAGTCTGTTAGTTCTTTCTTTAAGTACTTAGAAACCATTTCTATCTCCTATAAAGGTACATCATCATTCATGTCTCTAATATCAGGATTATCTGCTTCATTGTTTAAAACAAATCCTTCATAGAGTTTAGCTAAAGTTATTACATCATTAGCTGTTGCTTTGCTCCCCTGTATAGCTAGGGTAGCTACTGCATTTGATAGAGAAGACTGTCTTACAATCATGACTTGTCTTTTAGCTCTCTCATCTGAAGTTTCATAGTTACTTCCTCTTGAAACAGGAGCTTTAGAGGCTGAATTAGTACTTACTGAAGGGTCTGCTTCCCCTTGTGCAAGTATCTTAGTCCACTGCCAGTAGCCATTATTATCTTTTATAGTAGCTACATTTATACTATCTCCTTTAGTCCAAGTTTGTGCAATCTTAAAAACTTCTGGTGCTCCAAAGGACATTAGCTTTTTAGTTTGAGCTTGTCCTTGTGGATTTTTATAAGTAATTTCTACAGACTGGTATTGTCTACCATTCTTTGCAGAATGTGTACTTACATTTCCTACATCAATTATATCAATTTGCATTTACTATCTCCATGTTGCCCCATGATGGTCCAATTTGACATTCAACTCTCATGGGAAGGTTGAATTTTTTACCAAAGAGTCTTTCAAAATTCTTTGGTATATCCTTAAAACAAGTATCAACTAATGATACTATACTATTATTATCCCATACTTTTTGATTAAAGTCAAGCATAATTGAATCATGTACAGTATTAATTAATTTAACACCTTCTTTACCTTTCAGTCTATTATGTAATGATACTCTTGCAATAGACATTAGGTCTGCTCCTAATCCTTGTACAGGATAATTAAGTATTCGTGTTCTTGGATACTTAATATTTCCCATACTATTTACTTCAGGAGGGTATTCATACTTTCTGCCTGTAGGCATTACTAGGTATAAATCTCGTTTAGCACGAAAGAGAATCTCTTCATGCCATTTCTTTAATCCTTTATACTTATTATAGAATTCATCAATTATCTTTTGCCAAAAGGTTTCATCACCTATGTCTTTAAAGTTATGATCCATTGCATAGGAGTAAGCACTACCTCCATATATTAATCTAAAGACAAAGGTTTTTGCAATTAATCTAGAAGGAAGATTAAATCTTTTTTGGTTATCTGTATGTTGATCTACTTCATTAAGTATCTCTTCAATAGCAGTCTTATCTTGACTAAGGTAAGTAGCTCCTATCCATTCTAGTTGTTTAGCGTCAGCATTAAGTAGCATATTATAATCCTATAGAAGCTTCTACTTTTCTTTTTACATAGCCATGTATGACGGTTGCTATTAATTCATCTCTAGCTTCTTTTGATAATTTATTCAGAAATGTAGTAGGACCTAAGCTAAGAATTAATTCATTAGCTTCTTTAATAAGAAAATGTTGATGTGCTTCTTCTTGAGCTTGTCTTTCTTCTAGTTGTTGAAAGGCTTCTTCTTCTTCTAGAGTTACTTTATTTGTAATAATGTTACTATGCATATTATTCTCCATAAGTGGTTGTAAATAGACTTTTAATTTCAGTATCAAAGTTCTGTAGATTAGGTTTACTACTACTTAATCTACCTGTTTTAGTTACACATTGGTTTAATTGTCCATGTATTATATTTTTATCCCAATTCATTTTATCAATTAGTTTAGTTAGTCCTAAGTAATATGTGCCTCGTCTTTTTTCTAATGTTGATCGTGCTAATAGTATTTTTAATAAGTCCATAGCTTTCTTATTTCCTTTTAGACTTCGTAATGTTTTATCATCTGTAGAAAAGAAACCTTCTTTAGACAGTTCAGTTCCTGGTATAGGTCTAAACAATCTTGGTAATGGTACTAATGATTCTTCCCATTTATATTTATCTTGTCCTTTTTTATCACCTGATTTATACTGTCCAATGAGTACTTGTACCCTAGTTTTAATATTTCCACCATACAAAAGAGCATTAAGGTGATCACCGCTATTAGGATTAAACTCATTATAATCATGATATTCATTAAGTTTTCTATCCAGTTTTCCAATCTGTTCATTCAGTTCTTCTCCTAAGGTTATACTCCAATC